CTGAATAAACAATAGGCCAAACATCAATTATTTATTTTACTCCAGTACTTCCGAATCCTCCAGCACCTCTGTCGGTTTCTTCTAAAGTCTCTACACGTTCAAGATTAGCTTTTGTATATTGAGAGAATACCATTTGTGCAATTCTGTCACCGTTCTCAACAACGTAAGACTCGTTTGATATATTGGCTAGTATAACCCCAACCTCCCCGATATATCCCGAATCAACCGTACCCGGAGCATTTAAGACGATAATTCCTTTCTTTAAGGCTAATCCACTTCTTGATCTTACTTGTAACTCGAATCCATTAGGTATTCCTAAGTATACCCCAGTAGGAATCAGTACTCTTTGGAATGGGGGTATTGTAACATTTCCATGCGTTAGATAAGCACATAAATCCATACCGGCATCATTCGGGTGTTGATAATAGGGTGTATTGTTATTTGATTTGTTTACAATTTTCACTGTTATTCCCATTGTTGCTACACTTGCTGTAATAGCTCCACTTAAATTTCCATCTCCAGTTATTTTGTATGGAGAACTATTTGTTTCTTTATTCATGATAAGTTATTTTTTATATTTCCAATTTTTTCTGTTCATGCGGTTTGTTCCATATAGTGGTCGAGTTACTCCGCATAATTTGTCGTACTCGTCTAATTTCAATGTCCCTATGTCAGACAAATCTATTATCACATCATCGTTTATGTATCTGAAGTAATATTTATTGTAAGATATTCCTCCTCCAGAAACTACCTTGTGAATATCTGGAGAATGTAATCCTCCAAATTTTGCTGCCTGATACAGCGAAGAGGAAATCAGTATCAATGTTTTGTTGTGGCTAAATATCAATACTGATTTCGCTGGAAGCTTTTTACCCATAAATTTTTAATATTTCCTCTTTCGTAAACCTATCTTTTAGTTGGTCTACTAAAAGTTGGTTAGACAAACTCACTCCTCTGTAGAATGTTTCTTCTATTCGATTGCACACGTACGATAAAAACTTATCATCAATATAGCAAAGAAATAGTATTGCAAATGAAGTATCAATTAATACATGCTTGTCTGGAGCATTAATAAATAAAATATCTTCAGATAGTATCCCGTAGGAGTCGCATAACTGATTTAGTTGTAACCTGTAAGATACCTGAAATCCGTTTATTGATTTCAATTTTTCTTTTGAAATTGACGATAAGGCTTTTGTTGCATCGAAAAATGTTTTCTTATGTTCACCATCCATTCCAAATAATAATTCGGGTCCCTCCGGAATTAATCTTTCAGTACATTTTACATTTACTTCTTTCATTCGTTTACGTCTCTTTCGTAAGTTTCCTTTGTAACCAAAACAGATTCTGCTTGATCAAACTTTACATCTCTAATGATGTATTGTTTTTGCTCCCCAACTTTCACAAGATAACTTTTTGTAGCTGTGATTGCGTCACTTGATGATTTCGCTGGAAGGAATATGGTTTCTTTTGTTTTCTTAAGTCTTCCTTTCTCATCGAAGTCTGAGTACACTACTGTTACGGCATAAATTCCAACACCTGTGTTTTCGTCTTCTTCAAAATAATAAGTGAACAATCCCAGAATAAGTCTTTCGTCAACAGAGAACGTTGAGTTGTATACTACCTGAGATAATTTGGTTTTTACGATTTCGTATGAAAAGTTTTTTTCATCTCCATACAACGCATACGCCAATTTTTCTGCCTCAGAGTAATTAGTGGCCATTACTAAATCTTCAACCTTTATTTGGTTGATTCCCCCGTTTTCATCTTCACCCTGGTAAGATGATTTGATTCTAAAGATTTGAAATGATTTTTCCATTTTGTTTTTATTTTTATTAAACGTTTGCAAATGTATTTGTTTTGTCTATCACTTCCAAGTAAAATATCTACTTTAACTTTTATTATTTTTAAATTGTATTGATATTAAGATAGTTACATATACAGTTTTCGTTATATGCAATAATTATTTTAACACTTATGTTGTTGTGTATTATATAGTTTATTTTGAAACCAACAATAAATGTACAATCTATTCTTCAGAAAATGAAGTATGAGTGAAATGGATTATGAATCAACTTTTGACGGATCACCCCTTATAGCTTACTTCCAGACAAGTAAGAAAACAATACAGGAATATGTTGCTGAACTTGATAAGTACAACACATATAAAACTGTGCAATCTCAGTTAAATCGTGGGGTTGTTCTTGATGATAGAGGTAGGCTTATAGACTTGTATGAAGCTTGTGTTCAACAAGATGCTCATTTAAGATCTGTTCTTGAAACTATATTATCCCAATTGACAGGAGAAAGATATATGATGGCATCCATAGGTAAGGACGGCAATTATGTAAAGAATACGGTTGAATCTGAAAAGATACAGGGAACGCAATTTGTGAAGATAATAAAAGGAATTGCCGAAGCTAAATGGTACGGATACACTGGTCTGGAAATAATGTCAGACATAGATCCTATTACCGGTAAGCTTAAGGAAGTTAATGAAATAGAAAGAAGGAATATTTGCCCAAATCAAGAAAGGATTGTTCAAAGGCAGGGCCAATGGACTCCAGGCTGGGATTTTGAAGCTAACCAGTATAAATGGAATTACATTTTAATAAATACTGGAGAGCTTGGTATTTTTTCAGCAACCACTCCTTTAATATTAGCTAAGAAATATACACTTGCTAATTATGTAAACTTCTCTCATACTTATGGACAACCTATTATTCATGGTAAGACAGCCTCTAATGATTACCAAGATAGAAAGAAGTTGGCTGATGAAATAGCTAATGCTGCACAAAAGAAAATAGTTATAACTGGGTTGGATGATATAATAGACATTAAAGCTTTTACAATGTCTAATTCAGAAAAGATATATACTAGCTTGTTGGATTTTGTAAACACTGAAGTGTCTAATGTAATGGTTGGTTCATCTTCTATTGCCGGTGCCACTCAATCTTATGTGGGGTCCACAAACGCTCATCAAGATGTATTCAGAGATAGGATAACAGTTTATCGTGAGTTCATTGAAAATATAATGAACGAAGAGGTTGTCCCAAGATTAGTTAAGATGGGTTATTTGGCTCCTGGTTTTTTGTTCAAGTACGCTAAGACTGTGGAGATGAACAACTCAGATAAGATTGAGTTATACAAACTCCTTACTAAAATGTATGAGGTTGACAATGTTCAAATAGAAAAAGAATTTGGCGTAGTTGTTGGAAAACAAATAATACAAAGCAATGTTTCTACTCCACTGACTTCAGATAACAATAATATAAAACCAACAACAGAGCCAGCTAAAACTGGATTCTAACGATATGGCTGGTACTATTGGAAAAGAAATAACTTTTGAAAAACTGGTAGAACAATGGAACTCCGCACCGGTTAGGTTTGAAATTAATGCTCTTAATTTTAATACTAATATTGGTAAGGATGCTGTAGAAATATTCAAGAAGTCTTTTGAGCTTAGAACTTTCAACAGTAGCGGATCTTTCCCTTGGTCTCCCAGAAAAGATAAAAAGCCTCATCAATTATTGGAAGAGACTGGCTCATTAAAGAATTCTATAGTATATTCAAATCTATCAGACCACGGAACCGGTGTGAAGATTTATACCGACCCTAGAGCATTTGGTGGAAGCAATAGGAATAAGGCTGGAATATGTTATGCAGCAATACATAATGATCCAGATGGAAGTTACACTTTCAATAATGGTGGTAAAAGCGTAAGGAGACAATTTATGGGACATTCTTCTATACTTAAAGAAAGGATTGAAACCTTAACAAGAACAATTTTATTTCAAGGAATGCCATGATAGTAGATAAATCAACTTTAAATAATACCTCTCAAAAAACAGAAGACCCGGTTACGGCTACTTCTACTACAGAGGAAACAGTTAGTAATATTGCTTTAATTGAAGTATACAAAGCGGTTAAGGCTGTATTGCTTACTTTACATGAAAATGCTAACGATGATGCTACACCTCCTTATTTCAAGACAGTAAAATTAGATACTGGGCAATTTGACAGAATAGTTCGTGGGTCTAAAAATTTAGAGGAAGCTGTTTTATTTCCGGCGGTATTTATTCGATTTACAAATGTAAGGTATTTAACTGGTCAACAAAGGACCAGCAAGGGAAGGGCTACTTGCAGGATAAGGTACATATTGAACAATTTAGACTTAGGTAATGATGATATAGAAATAGAACCTATGATAATGTTCGACAGAATAAATACAGCTCTTCAGGATGCTAAGAGTTCTTATTCTGCATTAAATGAAAGATTTCTTTTGGCATTTCACGATATGCCTGAAAGTTTGGATAATGGATTGCAACCTTACTGGATAGATTATACTGTTTGGTTTAGAGAAACAAATTCTCTCCAAAGCAGAAACTGGATAACTAGATATTTAGTTATGCCTCCGTATACTAACCACTCAGATGCTCCAGTGCATGATACTTCCGGACACGGGGATCATGTTGTTGATTATGATGATGTAAGTAAAATAACCGATATTGGTGAATAAAATATTAACTATAAATTTACTATAATTCTATTCTTTCAAAATGGATATAAAAAATTTAAAAAACGTAGTTGGTTCGGTTAGTGCCGGTAATCCAGCAATAATGCACTTATATGGAGTAATAGATTCCATTTCTTGTCAAGAGTTTGTTGATGAGTTTTTGTGGGTGCAAGATTATATTCAGCCATCTAAGATAGTTGTTTGTATAAACACTGAGGGCGGAAGTGTAATAAGTGGAATGGGGGTTTATTCGGCAATACTTAATTGTCCTATAGATACCGAGACTATTATAGATGGAATAGCTGCTTCAATGGGTTCCATTATATGGGCCGCTGGTAAATCTGGATATATGAGAGATTATTCGATATTGATGATTCATAATCCATTTACCGAAAGTGACCCCAATGAAGTAGACCCAAATACTGTAGAAATGAATAGAGTCTTTAAGGCTCAAATAGAATCTATTTATCATTCCAGATTCGGTCTTAATCGTGCAAAGATTAGAGAAATTATGGACGGAAAAGAAGGAATTGATGGTACTTGGTTTTCAGCTAAAGAAGCTGAGACTGCCGGAATACTTCCACCGGGTCACACTATTGCAAGTTGTAAGCAAACTAGAGATAAAATAAAGGCTTCTATAGGTTCTGAAAAGGATGTAAAAAAACTTCAAAGTATAATGAATATGATTGTATCTGAAGAAGATAAAAACAAACCTGAGCCAGAAGAAAAACCTATTCAAAAGAAAGTACTAAATAATTCAAATAATATGGCAGAATTAGAAAACAAAACCGCGTTCTCGTCTATAGCAGCTCAATTAGGCGTTGCGAATGACGAAGGTGGCGTTGCAAAAGCAATTACTCGTGTTGCAGACTTACTGACAGCAGAGAAAGAAGTAGCAACGCTAAAAAATACAATTGAGCAGGCTAATGTAACATTGGCTGGCGTAAAGACCTCGTTGCAAAATGTAACAAACGATTTGACTGTTGCTAAAACAAAGTTGAAAGTTTATGAGGACAAAGAAAAGACCGAAAAAGAAGCCGCTATCGACACTCTTATAAAAGATGCTGTTGAAGCTGGTAAACTTACAGAAGAGAAAGCTGGAGAGTGGAAAAAAATGGCTGAGACTAATTTTGATTTAGTTAAGTCAACTATCGAAGGCATTCCGGGTAGAGATAAAATTAGCGACAAAATTGCTGGTGATTTGGAAAATACCCACGGTGATTCAAAAGAACTTGATGAAGCAGTTAAGAATGTTGTAGGTCCTGACTTCAAGTTCAAACATCTAGGAGACTAAAAGTAATTTAAATAATAAATACAATGGCAAGATTTATAGCAAATGGATATAATGGCGAGGTCCTTGGTGATTTACTTACCTACACAGCGCAGGGTAATGATACCTACAATGAAGGATTGATCCATATTCAATCTGGAATTGAATACAAATATACTATTCCAAACATCAAGTTAGGTAGTATTATTCAAGATAACGTTCCTACTCCTACTTCAACAGCTTACGCTGCCGGTGGTGGTGCTGGTGCTGATGGTGCATCTAATAACTACACAATCACTCAACGTTATTTGATGCCTACAAATTTCATGGTATACATGGAATTCAATCCTCGCGACTACGAGAAATACTGGAAACCTTTCCAACCAAACGGAAACTTAGTATTCAGAGATTTGGCTCCCGCAGTTCAAAGTACAATGCTTCGTCTCCTTATGGAAGAGAAGGCTAAATATGTTGGAGAAGCTATTTGGTGTTCTGCATTAGGTGGAACGGCCGCTGCTGGTATTACTGCTCCGGCTGGTGGTACCGCTATTGGCGGACAAGCAGATGGCGGCCCAATGAAATATTTTGATGGAGTAATTAAAAGACTTATCACTAACCTTAGTGCTACTTCTGGAGATGCTGATCAGAATGAATTCTTAGGCGGACAAGTTGTTCTTGCTGGGTCTACGGTATTAAGTACTGGACAGAACGTAAACGATGCGTTATATACAATGTTCCAGAAATGTCCTAAACAAATCAGAAAGAACGCAAATCTTTCATTTGTAATGGATTGGGCTACTTGGGATTTGTATGATGAATACATGTCTGCAAAAGAGAACAAATACTACGACAATACTCAAATCAACCAGTATCGTTTCAAAGGTAAGAGAATAATTCCTATCGTGGGTATTCCCGAATCTACTATTATGTTTACGGTCTTCTCTCAGGGAATGGACTCAAACTTGTGGATGGGTGTTGATTATGCTAATGATGAAGAGGTTGTTAAGATCGCTCCATTGCAAGCAAATTCAGAATTGTATTTCTTCCAAATGAGAATGAAAATGGATGTCAATATTGTTCGTCCGGCTGAAATTGTGTTATGGACTCCATACACAAAAACAGCATAAGTAAGTGAATAAAAATTAAGTATAAACACTAAGGGGGTGAGGTGAATCCTCGCTCCCTTATTTTATTAAAAGTTATAGAAATTATGGCAAGTAAAAGAAGTGATGTTGCTGACGAAGCAATAAAAGATGTAGCTCCAGTTGAAGCACAAAAAGAGGAAGTGAAAGAAACAGTTGCACAAGATGCAGTTGAAGATCAAAAAAAAGAAGAGCCTGAAACAAAAAAAGGTTCAAAAACAAAAGCTGAAACCGAGAAGCAGGAAAAGATCCCGGCACATATTTTAGGTATACTTAAAAAGTATCCAGGGTATGAGGAATTGTATGTTGACAACAAAGGTGGCGTGTTTACTACAAAGACTCAACTTCATTTAAGGCAACATGCTACTCTTTATAAAAACCCACATTTTAGTGAGTGAATTGTTTAAATAAAATTAAAATTTGAATTATGGCATTAAGCAATGTTACAATTACGGATACAGACAACAACCTGGCTGTAGGTGGAACCACCTCAACTCAGAAAATATCAGGATTGTTATTTGATATTGGTAAGCAGTCTACTTTCTGGACTGCTGGTGCTGGTTTGGCTGCAAAGTCGAAACTATTTGGTAAAGTAATTGAAGTCAACAAGATGTCGGACTTGACGGATCTTGGTATTACAAAATATACAGGAGTGTCTACCGCCGATTTGATGTTCGGTATTCCGTATTATCATATTGCTCATTTCTTTGCAAAACAGGGTGATACCGGAAGACTTTTTATTGCATTTGCTGATTGTACCTCTAACTGGGATATAATTGATCAGATGCAGAGAACAGCCGAAAGAAAGATTAATCAACTTGGTATTTATACTGAGCAACCGCTATGGTCTATTACAGACGATACAGCTACTACGTATAATCTAAACTTAGTTGGAGATCTTCAGACAAAGGCTCTAGCTATGCAAACTGATAATGCTCCATTGTCTATTTTGTTATCCGCTAATTCGGCCATCGTTAAGACTTCCGCTACAGATCAAAAGACAGTTGATCTTACAAAAATTCCTACCTGTATTAAGGCAGCTAGATTTGTAAGCGTTCTTCTTGGACAATCTCATGACGATACTGTTGCTGCTATGCAATTAGCAAACACTAACTGTACTCCAATTGGAACAGTAGGTGCAGCGGTTGGGTGTTGTGCAGACGCTAGCGTAGAAGAGTCTATAGCATGTGTAAGAGACTTTGAATTAAGTGCTCAGTTCCCTTCTATAGAAATGGGATTTGGAGATATGACAATTGATGCCACAACTGGAAAGTTCACAAGCACATTGTTGTATTCTTCTTTGAACTCAGCTCAACTTGATGCTTTAGAAGATAAGGGATATATTTTCTTGTGTCAATATGCCGGACTTGAAGGGAATGTTTACTTCACTAAAGATAGAACTTGCTCCAGTGATGATTATAGAACCATCGCAAGAAACAGAACTATCAACAAGTCTCGTAGAGCTGTTAGAGTTGCTTTGTTACCGTACATCAACTCTCCTTTGTTGGTTGATCCCACAACTGGATATTTGTCTTCTGCTAAAATTACCGTTTTCAAAAATATAGTAACCGATATTCTTTCTACAATGAAAGCTAATGGCGAAATATCTGGATATACGGTAACTATAAGTTCTACCCAGAACGTTATCCAAACTGATACTTTGCAGATTGATTACACGATCGTTCCTCTAGGAGAGGCTGAAAATATTGCTGTTACTGAAGGTCTATCACTGACAGGAGCTTAAAATAAAACAATTTCCACAACATGTTTAAAGCGTGTTGTGGATTATACAAATAATAAAACAGAAAATTATGGCAGTAATAAATGACGTAGCGTATAGTTTTTCGATGATAAAACTCACCAGTGCTGCATTAGGTATAACGGACGATTCCTCTATTCTTCAGGGCGTTTCGGCTATTAAATGGAGTAAGTCTAGGGAAGTAAAAAATAACTATGGGCTTGGTGGAAATGTGGTAAGTAGAGGCTTTGGAAACAAAGTTTGTACGGGTTCTATTACAATGGACTACAATACTCAACAGTTATTGAAGAAACTTGGAAAAGGATCTTTGATGGACTTAGGAGAATTTGATTTGGTATTGTCTTTTGCGAACGCCTTTGCGGGTTCAGATTGGACCGCTGAAACAGTTACATTGAAAGGATGTATACTTACAGAAGAAGGAATTGATGCAAAAAATGATGATACCGACATCACAAAAGAGTTTAATCTTAATCCAAAGAAAATTGTCACAGATGGCGAATCTTCAGACTCAGACTCCTCTCTATAATTCTATAACTTCTTGATTATTTGATTTTTTTAAGGCAGATCCCAAAAAGATCTGTCTTTTTTGTAAACTACTCTAACACAGTTGCTACTATTCTCATTAAATATCACAAATAATTTTAGTTATGGAATCAGAAGAAAAAGGTTTTAAAGTAGATGGTGCGCTGAAAGAAAAAATAGCTGCACACGTTAAAGAATTAAGAGTTAAAAATCCAGCTTTGAAAAAAGTTTTCCCTATCGTTGTTCAGGGTGATGAGTATGATGAAAAAGAGGTGTATGTTGGTTATTTTAAACAGCCGGACATGAGTTCTTTCTCAAAATACATTTCAATCTCCCCTAAAGATCAGGTGGGTGCATTAAGAGAACTTGGAAAAGATTGTTTCGTTGATGGAGATAAAGAAATGCTTACGGATTCTTTATTCTTGTTTGGTACAATGGCTCAGTTGTCTAGTATTATTCAGGTAAGAGATTCTGCCATCGTAAATTTATCAAAACCTGGGAAGTAAAAGAGACCCAATATTTCAGGAAACGGATAATCTATATCCGACATTATTTCCCAGGTGTAAAAGTTGAGGAGTTAACAGATGAAGAGTTTGCGATGTATTCAGAAGATGCCTGTTGGCTTCACAATGAAATGCAAATGATTCAGCAAGTTAAATCCGCAGGAATAGGAAAATAAAAACAACCTCTTACTTAATAGTAGGGGGTTGTTTTTAATCTAGGCATTTGTGTTTTATCTATTCTTTTAAAAAGCAATAAGATGGCAGCAATAGAAGACTATGTAGTTAATTATCAGGTAAACGTCCAGGCGCAAACAGCTATAGAGACTTTTAATAAGATAAAGGTTTCTGTAGATGGGCTTAGTGAGGTTTCTGAAAGATTGAAAGCTATTACTGGAAGTATTAATTCTTTCAGTAAGGCTTGCGGTAAATTACAAGTTGCTCCTATTGAATTAAAAATAAATACAGCAAAGGCTGAGGCTTCTTTAGAAAGAGTACTTGGCCTTATTGAAAAAATAAAAGCTGGAAGTAATATAAATCTTTCTGTTAATGGTGGAGGAACCAGTGGTGCCACTAGGGCTAGAAATGAAGTGATGCCTATGGCTTCTTCCAGGAAATCTAATCAATATGAATCCGGAAGATTTGTAAGTACTCCAGTAAGCACCTATCGAGCATTAGGTAATACTATGGTTGATAGTGGAGGATTGATGGCTGTAGATATGTTGAAAGGATTCGGTTTTGCTTATGGTATTACCGGGTTGATGTCAGCTATGAATAGTATTGTGAAGACTTCTGCTGAATTTGAGAACATCACAAAGACTACTGAAGATATTCTTAAGGCTCACGATACAGCTCCAAATTTTGATAAGAGATTTGGAAATATGGTTGCGAATATTCGTAATGTTGCCAAGGATACAAAATTTACTACAACTGAAGCCGCCCAATCAGGTCAATACATGGCCCAGTCTGGTTTAACAATGAATGAGATAAAAAAATCTATTCGTCCGGCGGCAAATATAGCGTTAATTGGAGACACCAAACTAGATGCTGCAACGAATGCTTTGACCGATATAATGTTAGGTTATAAGATTAAGGCTGATCAAATGGATCACGTTGCAGACGTTCTGACAATGACGTCTACCAGATCGAAAGCTAGACTTATCGACTTGGCTGAATCAATGAAATACGCTGGATCAATATTGGGAAGTTTGAAAGTTCCATTTGAAGAATCTACCGCAGCACTTGGTATTTTAGGAAGTGCCGGTATGCGTGGATCTCAGGGTGGTACTGCTATGAGGCAGATAGTAATGAACTTGACTCATCCGACAAAGAATCAACAATTAGCTTGGAAGAAAATTGGAGTAAGCCAATATGATAAAACTGGTAATCTTCGTGATCTAGTTGATATTTTTTCAGATTTGCACAATAAAGGATTCAATGCAAATATAGCCGGATACTTCTTCAGAACAACCGCTGCTAATGCTGCCGTAAGATTATCGGATGAAGTAAATAAATGGAATCAGATTATCTCAGAGAACTTTATGTCTCAGGGAATATCAAATAAAATAGCTAACGATAAAGAAAATGTTATTTCTGGATTATGGGCACAGTTAACTTCTAACTTTGAAGATAATGGAATTACTGTATTTAAAGAGATGCAGCCTAAGATAGAAGGACTATTGAAGAGTGTAATTAATTGGTTGGCTACTCCAGAAGCTACCGAAAGGCTTAAAAATATTGCTGAAATGATATTTAAGTTTGCTAAAATGATATGGGGTGTTACTTCAGATATATTGGCAATAATAAATGTATTGTGGCCAGTTCTTGATTTTTGGGCTGAATGGCAACTAAAGATATTTGGAGTTATAGCTGTACTTAGAACGTTCAGAGGTATTTTAACAACTAGTGGATGGTTTATTCCTTACATAACTAAAATAGGAGAAGCCGCAAAGGCTATGTGGGCTTTTGGGAAATCCATATGGGGAGTACTAACCGCTCAAAAGGCATTAGATGCTTTATCTGTTTTCCCAACTGCTGCTGGTGTAGGAGGCAAAAAAGCTACCGAAATGTTAGTGGGAGCTGGAGAGGTTGAAGCTGGCGCAGTGGTTGCTGGGGGGGCTGGGGCGGCTGGAGGTGGTGCAGCAGCTCTTGGTGGAATTTCTGCTACCGGTATAGGATTAATAGCTGTAGCCTTGGGTGCTGCTTCTTATGGTCTAATAAGCTGGAATAGTGGCATGAATGAAGCTATAGATTTAAGAAAAAAACTTGCAGACCAAGATAGAGTAATAAACGGAATGGGTGTTGGGAGCAATGCTATAGTTGATGATCAATATTTGCAAATTCATGTAAATCACTGGAAAGACTTAAATGGTCAACTTCAGGAATATATGGATAAGAAGAACAAGATAGACGGAATGGTGGCTTCTGGTAATGGGGGAACTCAGGAAACAAAAATAAAAGATCTGTCAGATGAAATGGATAGGCTTAAACCTTTTGTTTCCGGCTATTGGTCTAGACTATTTACTTCAAGTTCAAATTCAATGCAAGCAATATCTCCTTATTTAGGACATTTGAATGGGAGATATGATTCGGCAATTGGAAGAGTAAGAACTTTATATGGAAAAGTTTTACCGCAAGAAAATGCTACTTATGTAGATCGCCTATATGGAGCTGCTTATTTATCTAAATTAGGTGGAAGCATGTCTACTGGATCAGAAGCCTTAAATCTACGTTCTTATTTTGAGCGTAAATTTATGACTGCTGGGAACATGAAAGAATTCAACGCAGTTACTTTAGAGTTCAATAGAAGAATGAAAAGTATTGTCGGAGGAATTGATCATAGATACGATACAGTAGGAGCTTCTGAAATAGGTAATTTAACTGTAGAACAAAGAAGTCATACATACGCTTATGCGAAGACTTTAGCTTCTGTGTTGACAGATGCGTTTTATGGTGGGTTAAAAGATGAGCAGCCGAATATAGCTAAGAAGATTGCAGATATAAGAACAATGATCGGAGAGTTAGCTCAGGGATTAGCTGTTGATACAAAAACATTCCAAAGTTTCTTATATAACTCAACGGGAATTCCAGCATTTGATCCAAAGAAAGTACAAAAAGATATGTTTGGTGCCACTATGATGAGGTATATGGGTGCCGATTTTAAAACAAAGTCTTTCAAAAATACAGAACAGGCTCAATTGTTTGTTGATCTTTATGGGTCTGAACAAATGGCTATAAGTAAAACTGATTCTAAGACAAGAAATAAATTAGAAACAGATTTCAACAAACAACACCCATACGTTAAGGCTTTTGTAGCAAATGCTAGAAAAATGATTGGAGAACATACTCCAGCAGACGAAAAACAAAAACCTTCCCCATATCACGCAAAAGATTTCCAAGATTTAGGAAAGAAACCTGGAGAAAATGGTGCCGGAGAATCCGCTTATAAATCTCATTATGGAGAGAATGCGGCCCCTAAACAAATAATAGTTAGAATTAATAATTTAATGAACATAGATAAAATAGATATGACTAATCCACACATGGCTCAGGCAGTGCATGACATAAAAGAAGCGTTGGCTCAAACATTGGATGATGTTGTTGCTGATTTTACCTCAAACATGGGATAATATTATGAGTAGTTATACAGATTCTATATTCTCCAGTTTAAAGTGGAATTCAGTTAATACAGGAATGGATTATCTGGAAGCTTTAGTTGGAAGCGTCCATTATCAAGAAAACCATAAGGGGCAATTGCAGTATCTATCTCCCACTCCAGGTAAAAACATGTATGTGGCTAGATATGAAAGTATGTTGGCACATGTTGTATACGAAGAGTTGGGGTCGTTATATTCAAAATACAAAACAAATTCTGAAAATATAAGAGAAAAAGCTGCCGTTGCTGCTAAGCAAAAGCAGATGAAAGTTATTATCAAGAATCAAAACTTTCCTTCAGGACTTTCTTCTGGGGTAACGGATGAGGATGGTAACTTAACACCGGAAGCTTTGAAGATATGGCGTAAGCTAGATACTCCAAGAACATTTAGCTATACTTCATACGATGCTCTTACAAAACAGACTACGGAGCTTACAAAAACATCGTCTAATTTAACTTTTATAGATTACTCTGCAATAATAGATTTTGGAAATGATAAGAATATTGTATTGTCTAAAGTAACTGGAAGAAAGTATAGTAGAAAAGAAATTGTGTCTGGTGGTGATGAGGTATTTTCTTGTAATGGAAAAATAGTTAGTGATTACGCAGATGTATATCCGTTTGATGAGGTGGCTAAATTTATTGAGTTGATGGATTATAATGGTGTGCTCAACATTCAGACGTTGGCTTGTGGAGTTCATAATATAACTCAAATATTGATCCAGAGTTATAAGATGGGCCAAACTATGGGATTTAAAAATGAGCAGCCATATAGTTTTAGTTTTATAGCCATACAACCGGACCGTGAAGTTACGGCAAATTCAGACACCATTTCTATAGTTAATGATTCTATTTCTTCAAACGCATCAACCGGTTGGCTTAATTCAAGTTTAGCTGCTAGGGTAAATAAAAAAGTAAATGAACAGGTTAATAAAACTGTTGACAGTACACTTACAAAGGCTAGTGATACTGTAGAAGAAATCATAGGAAATATAATTTGATATGAAAAGTAGTGTAGGAAAAGATTACCCAGATCAGGTAGATATACTAGATTGTAAAATTATCATTTGGAATTTAAACTCTAAGGATGATCTTATGACCATACCAAGTAATGCTATAGTATTAAGAGAATGTGAAGATATTGAAATTGATGAAAGCTACAAAAAACTAATTGGCACTGCTACTGTAAAATTTGCATTGGGAACAGTTTTGGAAGTTCAAAAGCAACAAAATAGTGATGTGACATATACCGAAGTGGATGGCCAAAAGATTCAAACGTTATCTGAAGTTGTAGTAGTTCCAGAAAGAATATATACAAACATGCTTGATGATGGTGTGATAGTTGAGTCGGCTACCACTACTGAAGTACTTAATCCGACTCAATTTAAAATAGGACAAAGAATTCAAATAAAATTGAGATATGTACACAATCCTGATTACTGTGGTACGGACGATTATGATACCACCACTGGAAATGACCAGTTTATTACTATGTTTGATGGGTATATAGAAAAGATAAGCGTTTCTACCCCAGTCGAATTAAAGTGTGAAAATTTAGCTAGTGCTTTGAAAAAAGTTACTTGCAGAAAAATAGTATCCGGATGGAATTCTACAGTTAATGAGTTCTTGGCCACTGGAAGCAAATACAATTTGTTGAGAGGTACCGGTTTAAAACTTCATCCACAAACTGCATCGTGCAGTATAAATATTGGAAAGATAACTCTCACTCCAGATTTAACCGTAGCGGATGTATTAACTGAATGGGCAAAGTATCAATTATATAGTTTTGTTAAGTATGATGATTCAGGTAATCCATGCATAGCTGTTGGAAGATCTTATTTTTCCAGCGATACAGCGGATTCGATTATTCATGGACAAACAACTTCAAAACTTATTCAGTTCAATTATCACGTGGCTGAAGACGGTCTTACTCTTATGAATGTAGATAAAAAGTTCCTAGCAGTTGAGGCTCAGTCTTTGGGTAAGGATGATAAATTTTATAGAATAACTATAAGAAAGAATCCTGAATATACTGGCCCTGGTGATACCACACACAAGGAATTTGAGCTTTTAAACGAAACTCATATTACGAAAAAGTCTATGAAATTAGGTGCCACAGCAATGTCCGGTACGCATACAAAAGTAGATCTAAGTTTGTATACTGTAATTCCATTCTTTTCAAAACATATGGGTATCTCCCAGTCTCAACTTATAGAAGAGGCTGAAGCATATTATAATAGATATAGTCCGAATGGAATTGAAGGAAGTCTTACTTTGTTTGGCGACCTAGCTTTACGATCAGGATCCAAGATAGAACTTTTAGACACCAGAAGACGCGAAAAGAATGGGTGGTACCTAGTTGAGGAAGTGAATACAAAATTTGGAACTAATGGGTATCGGCAAACTATAAAGATACCTTATTGTATAGCTCATGCGGAAGATAATAAATCTAACTATAAATAATTATGGGAACAAAAAATAATTCCAGCTTAAATTATGATACTAGGATTTATAACGCCATAAGAACTATAGCTGGACACAAAATAATAGATCCTAATAGTGGTACGATAAAAGATGCCAAGAAAACTTTAGGGTACGTAGCTGCAATCCATAGTGATCCAGATGAAGATCTTTATGGGACAATAGACGTAAGGGAATATATCAGTAACGAAAATTACCAGGGTGAAGATACAGCAAATGATAATGTTGGTCTTCATGAAGGTGTTTATCTTTCAGCTATTCAAGATAACTCTTCAGGGGTTGTCTTGTTGCCCATGATGTTTTCAGATGTAGTAATTGTAACGGATCCTGAAACTGTAACTGAATATGTTATAAAATATTCTCATGTGGATCAAATGCAATTGCAGGCTCATGAGAGTGTAACTGTTGGCGTTACTGAAACTGAAGCGTATCAAAATACTTCAGATACTCCAGATTATAATGAGCTTGCCCCAACTGGAAGACAAGCAGCTACACAATATACTCCGGATGGTGCTAGGACTATTGTAAATAAAGACAAAAGCGGAACTCCGGCTGCTGAATTTGATGTACTAGGAACTGGAATAGATGGACATGTTGGCAATTTACATTTTGGAGCAGATAATAGTAAGATATTTTTAGGTGCAAGTACTGCAACTGATCCGGCAGTATTAGGAAATGAGTTAGCAGATATACTTTCTAATATACTTTCACTACTCTCTAATGTAACGGTTGCTACATCAATTGGGCCTCAGCCTTTTATTAATGTAGCAGCTTTTGCAGATTTGCAAGCGAAGATAGTTTCATATAAGGCGTCTTGTAGTAATTTCTTATCTAAAAACGTAAAATTAACTTAAAATGGTTATAGTAAATCCTGGAATAGCTGAACTTGTATCTGGTACACCGGCATATGCGTTGTATCACAGAATGTTATCTGCGTTTGAAGAATCTGCCGCTGTAGAATCTCCAAACTTTTCAGGTCCAGATTATATTACAGATGGCGTTGTTGATACTGCTAAAATAGCAACAGATTTAGCTACATATACCGGTATATTAAGAGAGAACTCAGCTTATTTGTGGTCAACGGCTATAATTGATTGTGCTGAAAATAGCGGTGGGGACACTCCAGGTAATTTTACTAGTGGAACTTTTACTGGGAAGCTTACCGCATTGTTTGGCTTTGATGCTGGAGACAATGGAACAAAAATATTATCAGTATATCAGGATGTTGACAAAAATAGTTTTGTTGATATTACAGGAAAATTGAATCTTCCCAGTACCGGGTTGTTTGTAAACAATATCAACGTTGTTAGATATTCTGGGAATCAAATGATTTTTAATGCCGGCACCGGAAACGATATAAGTTTTGAAAGTGGTCTTGTAATTGGTGGCTCATTGTCATTAACTAAAGACGGAATTAAATTATCTAAAAATGTTGACGGAACTGTTGTTAGTTATGATTATTATCATTCTGGTAATAGCAATATGGGAACTGTCGACTGGGCGATGAAAAATAGTTCTGTTGCCGGTTCCCTTACGGTATCTGGAGGGTCAACATTTAATGGAGTTGTTACATCTCATAATGGAATTTCTTTAGGATTTAAGTATACTGACACAAATAACAATCCGGTAGACAAAGAAATGTTGTCTATCACTTCAGGTACTAAAATAGATGTTACTTCGGATTTAAATATTTCTGGCGCGTATGGGGTATTGTTTGATGGCAATAAATTTTTACATTATAAAGTTAAAGAAGATCTTACCTTAAATACTGGAGTAGTATGTTTATCTGCTGGAGGAAAAATACTTAATCTAGGAGATGATGGGACTTCCAGTATAACTCTTCAGTCTGGTTTGTATGATGCTAAGAATGAAAATCAAATAATATCTATTTATGGAGATGGATATTTCCCTTCTTCTTTCAGGGCCGCTCAGGGTACTAAAGATGTTGCAGCTACATATATTAATGCTACACTTTATTCAGATTATGGCTTGGTTTTGTATAAAAATTTAAGGATTGGATCAGTTACCGGCCCGAATATATATAGTGATGATGGGAAAATATTATCTATGTCTTTGTTATTGGGAACTTCTGGAATAATATCTTCAATTTCAAATATAGCTTCTACAAGTTTATACAGGTTAGATGGCTACTCCAGTCTTTCAATATCTACAGCTTCAAATTTTATAGAGATTAATAATCCAGTTG